CCGGCCGAACCTGCGGATGTTGTCGCCTGATGACGCACCGCCAGAAGATCAGATAACCGACTGCCTGTTCGAGATTAGCCGCACATACGCTGTTCTCAGCAGCCAGTACGAGCGGCTCTTCGTGGCGTTCTCGGACACCGTGCACGGGGCGCCTGACGATGAGTGAGCTTCCGAAGTGGGAAGAGGTGTCGCCGTTGCGTGCCGTCGCCGGCGACGCTGCACGGCAGATGATCCTGAACGCTGAGCAGCAGGTCGAACCGTTGCGTGCTCGGCTGCTGTCGCTCGCCGAGCACCCCCAGCGGGCGAACTGGTCGAGTCTCACGCGGTTGGTGGAGTTGATCGAGCAGGCTTACGTTCTGGCTGTAGAGTCGGCTCTCGATGAGTGACAGCCACCTGTTCCTACCCACCTTCGCAGACCTGCAATCCACCCTGGTGAGGCTCAAGCCTCGGGACCGCATGCGAATGAGAACGATGCTGGACCGCGACCTACAGGAGTTGAGGTCAGCGTTGTCCGACGCCCGCGAGGACGACGTAGCTGCGTTGGTGAACGGGGGCACCCACAGTCAGGCTGAGGTGGGTCGATGGGCCGGCGTGAGCCGGTCGAGGGTGGCTAAGATTCTACGCGCAAGGGAGAAGAGGTTGCGCGAGAATGGGTCGAGCTGATAGAACATCTGATGATGGCCCCCTGGGGCCATCTTCTGATGACAGACATCAGATCGTCTTCTACAGCGGAGGGAAAGCGTCCTGGTTGACCGCTTTCCGCGTGAAAGAGTTCCGACCAGGAGCTGAGATCACGCTGCTGTTCACTGACACGAAGGTCGAGGACGCCGACCTGTACCGGTTCCTCGACGAGGGCGCCGAGGCCCTCGGGTTGCCGTTGGTCAAGATCGCTGACGGTCGCGACATTTGGCAGGTGTTCCGAGACAACAAGTTCCTGGCGAACAATCGTGTCCCGATCTGTTCTCGGGTGTTGAAGCAGGAGACAGCCGACAAGTGGGTGCGGGCCAACTGTGACCCTGCGGACACGGTGCTGCACTTCGGGATCGACTGGACTGAGGCGCACCGAGCTGATCGGATCCCCACCCACTGGGAGCCCTACGATGTCGAGTTTCCGCTGCTGTGGAAGCCGTACCTGGATCGCCTGGACGCCGACCGGCTGCTAGAGGAGGCCGGCGTGGCGCAGCCGAGGCTGTACGCCCTGGGGGCGCCGCACAACAACTGTGGGGGGTTGTGTGTGCGTGCCGGTCATGCCCATTTCAAGTGGGCGCTTGATGCCGTCCCCGAGGTGTACGCCGAGTGGGAAGAACGCGAGCAGGAGATGCGAGAGCTCGTCGGTTCTGATGTGGCGATCATGCGGGACCGGTCGGGTGGTGGTAGCCGGCCGTTGACGATGGTCGAGTTTCGTGAACGCATCGAGTCGGGTCGCGCTGGGCAGCTAAACCTGTTCGACGACTGGGGTGCGTGCGGGTGCATGTCGGAGTATGACGGCTGACTGTCACACCCCGTGCCTAACCTGTAGGCATGATCGAACACAGATTCCGACAGTCCTGGTTGAACACCTTCCTAGCGTGCCCCGAGCAGGCCCGCACCGTTCGCAACGGGACCGCCATCGATGTGGTCGGCAGCAAGATGGTGCGCGGCACCGCCGTGCACGCTGCCATCGAAAGGGCGCTGCTGGCCCGCATGGACGGCTACGAGATGTCCACCGACGACGTTCTCGAAGCGTTTCACTGGTCGTGGGACAGCCTCGTCGGCACCATCGAGAAGTGGAACAAGGGAGCTGAGACCCCCGAGGCGACCGTCCCGCTCGCCGAGACCATGGTCAGGGTGTGGTGCGCCGAAGTGTTCCCCTACCTGAACCCTGTGGGTGTGGAGAGGCCGTTCGAGTTTGTCCTCTACGAGGATGAGGGCCGTCGCATCATCCTGCATGGGACACGCGACCTCGACGAAGCGGATCTGACTTGGGATTGGAAAACGGGCCAGCATGATCCTGCGTGGATGATTCGACGCAACGACATCCAGTCGATGATCTACACGATGGCTCGCGCCCATGAGCGTGGCGACCTGGAGTCGCCGCAACCGTTCAGGTTCTGCTACCTCACCGACGGCGAGGTTGAGATCGTGGACGTAACCCGTACCGCTCAGGACTGGGCTGCGTTGGTTCCGATGTGCAACTCGATTGCCGACCTGATCGAAGCGAAACTTCCATGGTGGCCGATGCGCTACGATGGGTGGAAATGTTCCGACGACTGGTGCCCGAACTGGGCTGGTTGCCGTGGGCAGTACTTGGGTGTCGGCTCTAAGCCGGCGAACTGGTAACCAACTAATCCCGAAAGGGGAGAAAAACAATGAATGAAAAAGACAGGTCCATCATCGCTCAAACGTCAGCGAAGGTGGCGGGATCGATGTGCATGGGCAAAGGCAGGGAAGGGATCACCGAGTATCTCGCCTGCGTGGAAACAGTCTTCAACGACATCATCGACCGGTCGGGTGCCAGTGCCGCGCCGGCTGCTGTGCCGGCTGCTGCGGCACCGCCCGTGATGTCTCCTGCGCCGAGCCCTGTCGCTCAGGTGCAGGCTGCCTTTCCAGGAGCTGAGGTTGTCGCCGCTCCTGGTCAGGATGTGTCCCCGCCGGCTCCGCCAGCGCCCCCCGCTCCTACGGCGGCGAAGCCGGCGGGGCGCCCTCGCAAGAAGATGGAGCTCGACGCTAACGGTTTCGTCACCGACGGCCGGCAGGCTGCGTGGAACGTCGCCTTCCTGTGTGCCGGCACGAAGACCGACGATGGCAAGGTTGTCGTGTTCGACAACCAGCGCAAGAAGGCGTCAGGCGAGTGGAAGGCCACCGCTGCGGACTTCAACATCTCGGAGGCGGGCGCTGCCCTGTACGGCCTCGGCAACAAGCGGATCGGCCTGTGGTTGTCGGACGCTCCGACCAACATCCAGGCCGGCGATGGTTCCATCCACGCCTTCAACGTGGAGGACATGCACGCACGCTGCGGTGCGTAATGCCCGAACTGCCCTCCCCCCTCACACCTGAGGAGATAGTCGCACGGCTCGAGGGGGCGTCCTCATCCGACCACGGTGAGGGCGCCTCCGACTACAAGTACATCGAACCGACCTCCACGGCGTTCGACTCGTTCGTCGACTACGTCCGCAACGACGAAGGCCGGTTCCTGCTCGGCTTCCCAGAGGTTGACCTCGCCATGCGTGGCCTCGCCAGAGGCGAAATGCTGCTCGTTGTGGGCCACTCACACAACGGCAAATCTCAGGTGCTGTACAACTCGATAGTCACAGCGCTGCTCAACACTGACGCCCACATCCTGTTGTTCTCTCCTGATGAGCCACGCGAACTGGTCGCCCAAAAGTTGCATTGCATTGCGTATGGCCGCAACGGCGAAGAGCTCGAGCAGCAGATCAAGGACGGCAACGAGGCCGTCTTGGAAGAGGTCCGCTCGGCTGCACGCAACCTGTTTGATCGGATCCTCATCAACGACGGGGCGTTGACGTTCACGCAGATGTCGGACACCTTGAAGGAGGCGCAGGACTACTGGGGTCGGCATCCCGACTTCGCCATGGTCGACTACCTCGAGCTGCAGCCAGGAGAGTCGGACCATACGGGGGTGGTTGCCAAGGCGCAGGGGTTGAAGCGGTGGAGTAAGGAGGCTTCGATCCCGTTGGCGGTCGTGCATCAGGCCGGCCGAGGGTCAGGCGACCGGCACAAGCCGGCCATGATAACGGCCGGCAAGTACGGCGGCGAGCAGGAAGCGTTGGCTGTTCTCGGCGTGTACCGCAAACGCGACGACCCGTCGCTGTCCTATCTGGAAAAGTGTTACCACTCTGTGTCGATCAACGTGCGGGTTACGAAGAACAAACGGCCGCCGAATAAACTCGGCGACTTTGAGTATTTTTTGTGTCCGCATACTGGTCAGATTCGCACCTATCGTGACGACGACATTCCTCCCGATGACAGGTACATGCGGTGAATGACCGTGTGGCAGTGGCGGATAAGTTCTGCCACCTGTTCCGCGGCAACGCCGTCGCCAAGGAAACATCCGACGGGGACTTCCGACCGTGGCGTGGCGAGGACGGCACACCCGTGCCGGCCAACGGCATCATCTTCCAGGAAGCGATCCACAACCACCTGTGGGGCCCATACCGCCTGGGGGTATACCCGCTGATGGAGGTCGAGGGTTCCCCGAGTTGCAATGTCGGCTGGCTGGCCGTCGACTGGGACGAGGGAGACATCTCCCTCGTTCACGCCGTCAACGTGCGGGAACTACTCGCCCAGCTCGACATCACCTCATGGGTAGAGAGCAGCCGGTCGAAGGGCTA